ATAGATTACCTACTCAATATAGACAAAATAAAAATATTAACATGTCAGGAATTGATTTTACTATATTTTCAATTAACCATAGTATAGAAAATAATAAATGGTATACTACTTTAAGAGGACAAATTAAATATAGAAATAATAAGCTATAATGACTTATATACCTAAATCTTTAACAAATAATAACTTATTCACTAATGGTGGAGAATTTATTGATATTAATGGTGAAGTATATAGTGGTCCTTATCATCAATTATTTAATAATTCTATATATAGTGGAAATACTCCATTAGATCCTACTAAAAAATTATTAATTAGAACTCCTAGAGATGAATCACCAAATCAAGTTGTAAATACACCTACTAATTTAGAATATTCTAATTTACGTCCTCAAAATCAAGAGTTATTTGAATATGGTAAAAATCCAACTTCATTTATTCCTCAACCTAAAGGAAAAGATTATAAAAGAGGACAAATTGAAAGATATTTTGCTAAAAAAAGAAATGAAACACCCTCCCGTATATTAGAAATAAATCAATCAACCTATAATGATATAATTACACAGAGTGGAGAGTATAATTATGCTTTATGGCAGGTAGTAAAAATATTTTGGAAAATATCTGGTCCCCTTAACGATACAAGAAACCCAAATGGAGTAGTTATCGCAGGAATAGTGGATACTAATAAAAGATTAGTTAACTTTACTAATAAAGAATTTAGAGGTATAAAAGGATATTTGTCAAATTTAATTCAATTTGCAGTTCAACCTAATTTAGAATTAATATCAAATCAATATACAAGTGGAAGTGAATTTATAGTTAAATTAGATGGTAGTAACTATGTAGGTAATTATCATATAATGGCTAATGGAGTAATAATGGATGGAGCAACGCATACCCAATCACAAAATAAAATACTTTTACCAACTAGTGTGATTGTTCAAAGACAAGTTAATACATTAATAAATAAAGCTTTAGGAAATATAGGTTCAATACCAGTATTACCAATACAACTACAACAACAACCACAAGAATCTGTGGATCCCCCACCTCAAATTAGTACATTTACATCTCCAACAACAGGAGGAGGTTACTAAATTGTGAATAAAAGGTTATGTATTATATTGTTGAGACAGAGGAACAATTAAACAGATTATATCATTCAGGTGATGAATGTTATATAAAAATTATTCCTATGAATGATGAGTACCATTCTGTTTTAACTTCACCATGTTTAATATATTTTAAAACTTTTAAAGGAAAAGGATATGTATTTCCAATTAACCATTCTGAGGCGTTTAGATTAGATTTTAATAAAGTAATAGAATGGATAGAAAGTAAATATAAAAAAATTTATACTATAAATAAAAAAGAATGTTTATATTATTTTGATTCACCTAAATTAATAGATATACCTTATGACAACAACAACTTGGATTATACTCCTATTAGGTCCCGTACTTATGATAGGTATGGACATTTACCATTCTGTACTTCCTTGGTACCAATCTCAAAAATTTACGAGCAAGAAGAAAAAAACTTTGAAGAAATTAGAGAAAAAATCCCAACAGAAGTAAATGAATTTTATAATGATATTTTTCTAAAAGTATTTAAATCAATAGAGGAGCAAGGATTAAAAATTCACCCGGATTACTTTGATAAACACTTTAAATACCATGAAAAAGAATGGTTTATTCGTGGAGAAACAGTGTATACTAAATATAACTTATACAACCTTACTACTCGTCCAACTAACTCTTTTAACGGTGTTAACTTCGCTGCTTTAAATAAAAACGATGGTTCAAGAACTGCATTTATTCCTAAAAATGATATGTTTTTTGAATTTGATTATGATGCTTACCATGTAAGAATATTAGCTAATTTAATAGGGTTTAAACTAGATAAAGAATCAGTACATAACCAACTAGGTAAAATGTACTTTAATAAAGAAGAACTAACTGATGATGAATATGCTAAATCTAAAGAGTTAACCTTTAAGCAATTATATGGAGGTGTATTTAAAGAATATAGAGAATTACCTTTTTTTAAAGCAATGAATGAATATGTTGGAAAATTATGGGAATTATTCAATGCTACAGAAAAATTAGAATTAGTAGGAGGAAAAATACTAACCAAAGAACAAATACAAAACCCAACACCTAATAAAGTATTAAATTACATGATACAATCAGCAGAAACACATAATAATGTTATTTCTGTAAGAAAAGTAATAGATTATTTGGATAATAAACAAAGTAAAGTTATATTATACACATATGATTCATTCCTAGTTGATTATTCTTTAATAGATGGTAAAGAGGTTTTAAAAGAAGTGAAAAAATTATTAGAAAATAACAAATACGTTGTAAAAGTTGCATATGGTAATAATTACAATTCTCTAAAAGATATATAATATTTATTATGGATTACGAAATTAATTTTGACGATTTGGCAAACAAATTATTTTGCACATTTACTACTAAGGAAAGCTTAGGATCAACTGTAGATACGATTAAAGACCAATATCAAATCTTATTTAATAAGATATTTGTATTGTTTGTAGAATCTACAAATGAATATGTCTGTACATATAATGTTGATTCATTCAATATGTCTAGTACAATACTAGATAATACAATCCTTTTACATAGAAAAAAGGAATCCAATACTCTATACACTATTAACGCACTTAATGATTTAATTCGTTCTTTAAATAGCGGTGAATTAGATACTAATTATAGAGTAAATTGGCAAGACTACAGAAATTGTATCTTATTAACCACAGGTGGTGAGTTAAAAAAACTAGATACAAAAATACATGAAATCCTTACATTTTAGTTTGGATATCATAAATTAAGTTATTACATTATCAACCGTTTCAAATTAAAAAAAGTTATATTATGGATTTAAAATTAATCTCAAGCAAGTTAGAACAATTACAGACCAAACCTGGTCAAAATAGCAATCAGAAATTTGACAGAAGTCAATATTTTTGGAAAGCACCTATGGGTAAATCACAAGTTAGATTTCTCCCTTATAAGGAAAATAAAGAAAACCCATTTACTGAAGTTTTCTTTCATTATGGAATAGGAAGTAGAACAATGATCTCACCAATTAATTATGGTGATAAAGATCCTATTGTTGAATTTTCTAAAGAATTAAGAAAAACATCTGAACCTGAAAATTGGAGGTTAGCTAAGAAATTAGAACCAAAAATGAGGGTATTTGCTCCTGTAATAGTTAGAGGAGAAGAAAACAGAGGTGTTAGATTTTGGGAATTTGGAAAACAAGTATACCAAGAATTACTAAGTTATGCAGCAGATGAAGATTACGGTGATTTTACTGATGTAGTCTCTGGTTTAGATATGACAGTAGAAGTAGTTCAAGGTAATCCTTACCCACAAACTTCACTTAGAGTAAAACCAAAACAATCAGTTTTATCTGATAGTAATGATGATGTTGAAAAATGGTTAGCTGAACAGCCTGAACTATTAAAATATTATAAGAGAGTTTCTTATGATGATATGAAAACAGCACTTCAAGACTGGCTAAACCCAGAAGACACTACTACAGATACTCCAACTCCAACAACTACAGAGGGAGATACTGGTTATACTTTGAATGTTAAACAAAAAGAATCGTTCAACGAGGACGAATTCGACGATTTATTTAAAGATTAATTAAATGGCAAGAAAAAAAGTAAGCCTTGGGGGCGATATCTCCAAGTCTGTTAAGGGAACGTTCTCCCTTGATAAGTTTAAAGCAGCAAAAGGTTTAGGATCATCTAATAATACCTTTAAAGAACAATCATGGATACCTTTATCCCCGGCGTGGCAAGAAATGGTATCATTACCTGGTGTTCCCGCAGGTCATATTACTTTATTACGTGGACACTCTGATACTGGTAAAACTACCGCTTTATTAGAAGTAGCTGTTAATGCTCAAAAAATGGGAATATTACCTGTTTTTATAGTAACTGAGATGAAATGGTCTTGGGAACATGCTATGATGATGGGTCTAGAAGTAGATCTTGAAAAAGATGAAGATGGTAATACAATAGGAGTTGATGGCAATTTTATTTTTGCTGATAGAGGGCAATTACCAACAGTAGAAGCTGTAGCAGGTTTTATGGCTGATTTAATGAATGAACAGAAAAANGGTAATTTACCTATGGATATGGTATTNTTATGGGATTCTATTGGATCTGTTCCATGTCAAATGTCAGTTGAAAAAGCTAAAAATAATAATGAATGGAATGCTGGAGCAATGTCTACTCAATTTGGTAATTTTATAAACCAAGAAATATTATTATCAAGAAAAGAATCAAGTCCTTATACTAATACATTAGTTGCTATTAATAAGATTTGGGTTGAAAAACCAATAGGTCCTATGCAACCAC